CCACTAGGCAGGCGGTGAAGTTATTCGGCTGGTAGGGTCTGGCCTGGGGCAATCCTCTCCGGATGTTCGCGGAGATTTGCGCCAGCAAAACCTCGTCGGTCGTATTGACCCGGCAGTTCGGATCGAACTCGATCTCGCGAAGCTTGGAAGGGTCGAGGACCACGTTCATCGCGACACGATGTAAAGCCCTGAATTGAGAAGATCGCGCGCGTCCCGCACCTTGCCGAGCGTTCCCAGCCGGATCAGCCACCAGTCGAAGGGCCTCACCGTCAAATGCAACGGCTCCCCGATCAATTTGCCGAATTCATCCTCGCAGAGCGCGATCTGCAGCCACGCGGTGTCACAGGCCGACAAAATCCGATCGAGGCAGAGCATGGTGTACTCGGGCGGGATGTGCTCCAGCACGTCACAACAGAACCCGTAATCCCACCGCACGCTTGAAAACCGTGTCCCGATGCCCCAGAGCGGAGCCTCGATGAATTTCCTCCGGTCCACTCCCGGGTCGAGGGCCGCCCCCGTAATATCCAGCCACCAGGGCTTCAACCCCTGTCTGCCAAATTCCAGCCCCGCCTTGCCCTCCCCGCAGCCGATGTCGATGATCGACGAGCCAGGGGCCGGGTTCATCACGCTCATGAACCGCTCGACGTTCTCCATGCCAGGAGAGAACTTGCGGTATTCCGGAAACGTCCAGATTTCCGCGTATTTATCGCGCTCCTGCTTCGCTCCGTCAGCAATAAACATCAATGCTCAACCGACGTAAACGACCCATCCGGGTTTTTGTGGATCGTCTTTTTCTTCGGGCCGCGCTGCGTCGGCGCGATCCGTTCGAGAATATTGTTCAAAAGCTCGTGGTCGATCGAGCTTTCAGTAGAGCCGTTCGCGCCGGTTTTCTTTTGCGTCGTCGCGAGCTTCGTCACATGCCCGATCATATTCATCTTGTGTTCTTCTTCCTTCAGCCGGAACTGTTCCAGCATCAACCGCTCGTCAAGTTGCGCCTTACGCTCGGCCACGGCGATTTCCGATTGGGTCTTTTCCCGCTGGATTTGAATATCGGCCTGCGCCCTTGCGGCTTCTGTCTGGGCCTTGGCCTGCATCTCCTGCATCTTCGGATCAGGCTTGGGCGGCGGCATCGGGTTCAATGGTTTCCCACCCGGCCCTTTCGCATCCGGGTCGCTGAAATAAGCATCGACGTTTTTCTTGCCGAGAATCCGCGCCACATCCTTGGCCGACGCGTAAAGATTCTTCGGCTGGACGATATTGGTAAGCCCCGCCCCCACCGCTTTTTCCTGTAATCCTGTGAGGACCATCATGCCGGCAAGTTGTTCCTGCTTCCCGCCATGGCCATGGCCGACCGTCACCGTTAGATCATTGCGGGCTTTCCAATCCCTTGGATCGACCGTTACCCATTGATTGCGCAGCCTGACGGTTTGGGCCTTTGAGCCATATTTGCGGATGATCGCGTGCAGCATCAGGAACAAATCCTTGATACCCGTCTCCGCAAAGTTCCGCGCGATCAGACGCATTTTTTCCTGGGCAGCACTATGAACCAAGGCAACAGCCGTCGCAGTGGTATTGTTCAAAACATCGGGGTCCAAGCCCTGGGATTGTTTGCTCACGCCGCTGGCCTGTTCCAGCCGTTGATCGAAGTATTGAATGAGCGGCAACGTCTCGCCGGTAATCGTCGGATGCTTCAAAATCTCGACAGCGCCAATCTGCTTGCCGCGAACAATCCCGCCCGGTCTTGAAACTAGCAGATCGTCGATGGTCGAATCGCCAGCTAAGCTCTCAGCAACATATGTTCGCGGGCTATTAGCCAAATACTGATTATCAAGCGAAGCCCGGATGAGCGCCGTCTTGATTTGCTGTGTCGGCTTGACAATATCCGCGATCGAGCGGCCGAAGAACCGATGCGTGATCGGAATTGGCGTCATTGCCGCGAACGGCCAGAACTCGATGCGTTCTACAGCTAGTTTGTAAGCTTTCTTTTTCGGCTCAGTTCCTTCCAAGCCGTCATCCTCGACCTCGCGGCGTAAAATCTCCCCTTCCTCGCCCCCGGTCGTGACCGAATATTTGGCTGCCTTTCCGTCGCCCTCGTAATCCATCACCACGTAATGCTCGGTGACGCGAATTGACCGGATGGCGGAATTCATCCCATCGTCGCCGCCGGCATTCAGCAAATGCTCCTGCACCGTATCGCGGCTGAATTCTTCGCGATTGCCGAGTGCGGCATAAGTCGGAAGGCTCTTGACCTGATCCGCGTCAAAGCCCTGCCCGATCAATTCGGATTCGGTCTTGATGACCTCATGAAACAGATACGTCGCGTCGCCAATCGATCGAGCCCGCCTTGAAATCCCGAATTCCTCGGGAGGAACAGCCTGCACCTTGGCGCATTCGTAGTCCTTGCTGATCTCGATTGTGACATCGTGCAGCTTGGGAACTTGAATTTGTGGAGGCGGCTGTCCCTGTGCCTGTGCCTGCTGCGTAGCCATGGCAATCATGGCTTGGGCGGCCGGGTCATCCTTTTCGGAATGTTCGAGAACTTCCACCCCTGGCTGGGAAACAATTGCCCCGAACGCATCGTCGGTCTGATCGTAATAGGTTTCGCGTTCCTCGACGGTCTTGGTTTCCCACCAGCCCTTGACGATGCCGACTTTCGACAACAGCGCATCCTTGATGAAAGCGTACAGGATTTGGAATCCTGGATTCTGCTGCATGAAAACATGATTGACGTAATCCGTTTCCTGCTCCGCAGCCTGCTCATCCTCGGGACCGTTCGGCTCGAACTTCACCACGTCATCGGAACCCGCGAATATCTCCATCAGCGACGGCATCAAGCCTTCGATCGTGTCGGACACATCCATCGACACGGCTTTTGATCTTCCGTCAGGCGACGGCATGTCGGCCGTCATGTCCCCCATGTAATAGTTGGTGGCCGTAATGCGTTCGTCGGATAGTTTCAGCGCGCGCAGCGTGGCAAGCGAGTCGGCCTTTTCCGCCTCCAACATTGCCTTCAGGTCGGAGTCTTTCATCCTCGCCATCAAGCGACCCCGATCTTGGGATATTCAATCACGCGGTTGAAATTCGATTTCGTTCGATGGCTGTCCAGCGTCATCGCCAAATATCTGAAACTGTCCGCGCCATGCGAGGCCCAATCATGCACGGGCCTTGGCCTGAGCGTTCTCAGCTTGTCATCGTATTCAGCGCGATAGAGCTTCAAGGCCTCGATGCCGCGCGCGCATTTCGTTTCATCAATCCAGCACTTCGGCAGAAACACCCTCACCCCGTTGATGCCGTCCTCGACACGATGATCCGGCGCAATTGTGAGATTGCGGAGGCCAAGACTTTCAAGGACTTCCGTGCGCGTTTTTCCCGTCCCCAATTCGCGCGCTTGTGCGTCATGCGGGACGATATGCCCGCCATAGATGTAAGGTTTGGCTTCGATCTCGCGGACATAATGCCCTAGATCGACCCCCGATGCTTCGTAATATTCAATAACCCGTATCTCTCGCCCGATCGTCTGTGCAAACCAGATTGCCGTGGAATCGCGAATGCCCAAATCCCAACTGGTCCAGACTTGTGCAACAGGATCATATGGAACAGCGGTAATGCGTTTTTCTTTTTCGGCCTGGGCAATGAGCTTGCCGTAATAGGAACCGACGATAGCCGCGTCGAATGAGCACTCGAACTCCTGCGCATATTGTTCTTCGCTCAGGTCTTTCCGCGCCAGCTCTAATTCGATCTCGGGTATAAGCCCTGTGGCGCTGGCCTTGAGCATGAGGCTGAACCATCCAGTCTCAGTCCTGGACCGCTCCCACATCTTATGAAAATCGTTGCGTCCCTTTGGGGTGCCGATGAAAGTCGCCCATCCGATACGATCGGCAAGTGCAGGCCGTAGTATTTCGGGCCAAACCCGTGGGTCGAAATCTCCGAATTCGTCTGCGACAACGCCATCCAGATAAATTCCCCGAAGGGCGTCCATGTTGTCGGCCCCAAACAACCGCACCTGAGAACCGTTTGATGCGAAGTCAACCCTCAGTTCGCTTTCATTGATCGACGCACCATGATCGAGCAGCGGAATTGTCGCGGCTCGCAGATAATCCCACGCAACTGATTTGGATTGTTTCAGGAACGGCGCGATGTAAGCGAAGCGAGGCCGTTCTTTCTTGCCTCTCAGGGCCGCGTCTTGAAGATCGTGAATGCAGGCAACCGTTTTCCCGGCGCGGCGATGAGCAACGATGCAGGCGAAGCGTTCCTTGCGCTTGTGAAAGGATTTGAATTGCTCACGAGCTTTATACCCCAGATTTATCGTCAGCACGTTCAACGCCGGTAACGATTACGCTTAACGGATTTGCTTTGTCGCCAGCTACTGTGACTGAGCTCAGATCAGGAATGGTTTTCTTGAGAAGAATTTCAATGGAGCGAATTCGCTCTTTGCTCAATTCTATTTCCCCTAAAGCATTGTCCTGCAAACGTAATAACAGTTTGGTTGTCTTGATCTTCGCCCGCTGCGCTTCATGGTTTACGGCTGTAATTTTAGAAGAGCGAGCCATGATAGACTATCCTTTGCCGGACGGCTTGAATGCCGCAGAGGGCAAATTACTTGAACTTCAACTTCTTGAATTTCCGCTTCTTGCTCAAGGCGCGGCTTAGAAGGCCGGAACCTTTATCGGCTTGGTTGAATTCCTTGCCGACCTTCTGGGGCACGCCGCCATAACCGCCCGGCGTATGGGCAGCAGCCGCCATCAGGCGCGCTTGTGCCGGCGATTTGCTCGGCATGATTATGCTGGCAGCGGTGTCGGCTCGGGAGCCGGCGCAGGCGGAGTCAGCTTGGCAATCGCCGCGTCCAATTTCGCATCCGCTGCGGCCAACGCATCTGCGGCCGATTGCAGGGCTGCCGTATCATCAGGCGGCGGTGCCGATGGAATGAGTGCGATCAACTGATCGACCTTGGCCTGTGTCGCCGTCACGGCGGCGAGAACAGCATCCAACTGTGCGGACATGGAAAGTAACTCCCTCGCTAATTCAGGTAGCAGCCAACGACATGCAAGACGGCGGATCACGTTCAGAATTTATAGCCGAGGCTCGCACGCACTTGATTGGAATTGACGTTGAGCGGCAGCGTGAACCCGGTTGCGAACGCATAATTGCCGTGGCCGTATCCGGAATAAATCCACTCCACGCCGGCAACCCAATGCTGGCTGAGCGCCATCTCAGCACCGAGGCCGGCTGCCCAACCAAGCTGCGTATCCTGCGCCGTGCCCAAGCCCGTGATCGTCACGTTGTTCTTCGACCAGGCCAGACCTCCGGTGATGTAGGGCAAAATCGGATAGGCCGTATTGAGTGCATAACCCAGCTTCGCCCGAACGGTTCCAAACAAATCGGCCTTGGCCGGGACCGTCGCGCCGCCGAACGTGGTCTTGCCGCCTACATCCCCGCCGCACGCATCAGCAACCACGCCAGCGACAATGCGATCAGGGAACTGATGATCGTAGCCGATATGACCGCAACCAAAAAACCCGCCCGGTGAAACTTTCGCACTGACAACCCCCGTCGTATCCATCGGTTGACGAGCCCAGCCGATATCAAGGCCGAGATTCAATCCAGACCAATCGAAAATCGCGGGAACGAGCTGCGGAGCCTTGTAGGCATCAGCCGCGAATGCGGCAAATGAAAAACAAATTGCGATAAGTGAGAAAAACACGCGCTTGAACATAGCGAAACCTCCGGTGGAATTTTCGGGAATTTCAATGCTCACGCACTACGGGCGGAATTAACCATGTTCCTCCGTAGCTTAGATTCGACCTGTAAGGCACAAGCGTTAGTACGTCAAGCCGGACGCAGCGCATGGAGAGGCACGAAATATGGTGTCGGCCGCCCAAACATAGTTAACAAAACTTCAACGCGCCGTTTTGAAGAGGCATTTTTCAAAACCGCCACAAAATCCTTGAGCGGGCCCTCAGCTAACCGAACCTTATCGCCCTCCTTGAGCCTGAGAACTTCCGTTGTCTCGTCGAAATAGCCCAGCCTTTCGAGCGCCTGAATGTCAGCAAGAGCCCGCGACGGGAGAGGAATCGGAATGCCGTTGTTTGAAAGCAGACATTCCACACCATCAGTTATCTTGATCTCGTAAAACCCCAAGTTCAAAGGATCGACAAATAAATACCGAGGAAACAGCGGATATGTTTTCTCCGTCTTGCCCTTGGCATGAACGCGCCGCTTGGCCATCGGCAGATAAATCTCGAAGCCCTTGCGCTTCAATCCGTCAGCCGCGCGCTGCTCGCATTTGCTGTTGGTGCGGACACAGAACCATTGCTTCATGTCGGCTCGCCCGCGAAAAGTTTCCTGATTTTTATCAGCATGTCGCGCCGGTATTCGTCCGAGAATTCTTCCTGTGGATCGGCTCGAAGCAGAAGTTCATATCGATATCGCTGCGCCGTGAGCGGCCCCATGAATTCGAGCGCGGCTTGACGTAATTGCGGCGGGCTTGGCGCAAAAGCCAAGTTCCCCTGATTTTTCACTGTCCCTCTCAACCAGGCCCGGCACGCAGACGAAATCGCCCATACCGGCAAATCATCCAAGGCCGTGATGTATCCCTTTGCGCGAGCGTTCGAGGCTTCCCGCGATACCGGACCGGCAGGAAAAGACATAAGCAAACCCGTGATTTCCTTCATCGATCGCTCAAGATCGCATTCACTTAGGCGAGCGCGGATTTTATCAACCAGGGACGCGACGAAACTCCGCTGTTCCGAGTTCAAAGCTAGGCTCGCGGTTATCTTCGGGCGTAGATAATCGTCCTCCAAGGCGTTCAGCGAGCGCGTCAGCCATTCCGGCTCTGATATTGTCGTGAGCGCCGTTGGGGCGGCCTTTATCAGTGCGTTCATTGGCGCATTTTCCTTTCAGGGTTGCGAGTATCCAGCCGGCGGCGTCGGCAACTGCCAGGCTTTGGGCATTCAAAATGGTCGCGAGAACGAGCTGCTCGTCATCGTTGGTAAAATTCAACCAAGTGGCGATTAGCGCCCGCGCCCGGCCGGTTTTGAACCCCAGCGAGTTCATCGCCGCGCTACCCTCGCGAAATAACCGAGCCCTCGGTGTGTCGCTCAATGTCGCCGCGAGTCGCCGCGAGTCGCCGTCTGTCACATGGGTGTCACGGCCTGTCACGCGTGACTCTCGGCGTATCTTCTCGCGGTGTTTACGCTGGCGAGCGGCATCTTGGAGGCGTTTAGTCTTTCGTTTTTCTTCCTCCGCAAGATGTTGTTGCTCGAGATAGGAAATACCCATTGCAAGCGATGCTCCCGATTTTTCGAGGGCTCGGAGAACATCAAAATCGACCTTCATTTGCTCCCCGCAAAAAATCGTCCGATAAGATATCTGTACTGATTGGTGAAGGCTTGAGCGAAGGGCACAGGACGACCAGCCCCGCTGTTGCGGAGTTGGTCCCGTGCCCTTGCGATTGGTACTGATTGGAGCCAGGCCATCGCTTCGGGCGGCAATCGCGCGGCGTGCGGATTGTCTTGGCATCAACTTGCGAGGCTGTTCGCCGCCCCGTCGATCCCCCTCATGCCTTTAGGACCGGGATTGTCACTTGATCGAGCCCCGTGGTGTGACATTTGCCGCGCGCCGCCACTGTCTTAACCGTCCAGCGCGTAGGCTTTTCAGTTCATTGCTTCTCCTGTGAGACATTACTGGGCTGCGCTGGCTGCTGATCGTCCAGCACGGCTAAAAACAAATCGGACTCGCAAATCGTTCGGATAAGCCGCTCGGCCAATACGCGCGGCACGACGCGGCGACGGCTCGCAGCGTGGCCCAGGCGATGCGCGGCCAAGGGCTCGATCCTGATGCTGAGATACACGCCCTCGCGGGGCCGGCCGGGGCCAGGAGCCTTGAGCGGCTTCTGAATGTCGGCCGAAACCAAGTTGCGGAGATAGTCCGCAACCGTCTGTTCGCGCGCGAATGCAGCGGAAAGAATCGCTTGATGTTCTTCTAGGCTGACGGTGAAGGTGATGCGCTCATGGCGGCTCATTAAGACACCGCAATCGATGGCGCGCGCTCTGGCTCTAACCAGATTGCGGCGGGACTACCGGCGTCAACCTTCACTGAGCATTCGGAAATCCGATAGCCCCGTCCCCACAGCGTTTCGATGAAGCCGTTACCTTCCATCCCGGCAGCTGCAAGTTTTTTTCGCAATTTACAAATAAAAACATCAACGATTTTCATTTCGGGCTCGTCATGGCCGCCATACAAATAATTAAGAAACATTTCCTTCGTCACGATCATGCCGTTGCGGAGGCAGAGTAATTCAAGCATCTTGTATTCTTTGCCCGTCACGCGGACATGCAACCCTTTTACGAAAACTTTCTGCTGGCTTATATTTATTTTCAAATCACCAATCGAAAATTCTTCGTAAGACAATCCGCGCGACCGCCGCACAATGGCGTGGATGCGCGCGACGAGTTCGTCCTTATGGAAGGGCTTGGTCATGTAGTCATCGGCGCCAAAGTTGAGTCCCTTCACCTTGTCCTCGATCCCGGCGAGGCCGGAGAGGATCAGGATCGGGGTCTTGATCTTGGCGACCCGTAGCGACCGCAGTACCTCGTAGCCCGACATATCGGGGAGGTTGAGGTCGAGAAGAATGATGTCGTAATCGTAAAGTTTCCCGAGACTTACCCCTTCTTCGCCCCATTCGGTGCTATAAATATTGAACCCTTCGCTCTTAAGCATGAGTTCAATGCTTTGGGCGGTTGCGATATCATCTTCGATTTGCAAAATTCTCATTGCCCTGCTCCATTGCTGTAAGCACGCATTTTATGGAAGGCGCAGTACGGTTGCTCAGGCGCATGGGCGCCGCAGAAACGGAAGTCTATATTTGTGGGGCTGCCGATCGGCCAGCGGCAAGTGTCAGCGGTTAGCTCCATGAGCGAACACCGTGAGCCGCTGTCGGGCTCGGCGGGGATTGGCTTGGGACCGCGCTTGCGGGGGCCATTGGCTTCCTGGTTGCGCTTGCGGCGTTCTAAAATATTGGCGACCAGGAATTCAGGTTGGGCCGGTCTGTTTTTCGGCCGTTGCCCGGTGATGAGTCGCCTTTCCCCGCCGCATAATCCAAGCCGGTGCCATTTGCTGATGACCGAGTTGCGCGTCTTGCCGATTTCGTCGCCAGTTTCCTTCGCGCTCTTGCCCGCAGCGAAAGCCTCCT